CGGGGACCTCGGGCACGTCAGACCTGGGCGTTCTCGGCCGGCTGCAACTGGTTAGACGCCAGGCCCGTGTGCGGCATCGCTGGCAGCCCAAGCGCCGACAGCACAGCTACGGGCTCGTAGCCAGACTGGACAAGTTTCGCGGCCATCTCGACGCGCTCGCGCTCCTCCACGATCCCGGCAGAAGCGACGGCGATGTTGGCCAGCGGGACCCGCGGGCTGTCGCCCCCATCGACCGGGCGAAGATCCATGAGACCGCGCGCCTCGTTGACGCTCATGTAGCCAGCCTGCAACGCCGTAGAGAACACGGAAGCCTGCGTCGCCGAGTCACCCCGCAGAAGGCCGTCCATGTTGACGCGCAGGAACACGTCGCCGGGGAGGAGGCGGTTGTGGGCCTCCTCGATGGCGGCGATGAGTGGGGTCAGTGAGTAGCGGGTGAACTGGATGGCGTTGTGCTCGACGGAGGCGTAGGACATGGCGCCGGGAGTGTTCAGCCCGATCATGGACGGGGGCACCCGGAACACGCGCGCCACTTCCTCGACCGCGAACTGGCGGCTCTCAAGCATCTGAGCCTGCTCGCCATCCGACCCCGTCTTCACAAACTTCGCGCCACCCGACAACACACCCGGACGGTGAGCCTTCTTTAGACCCTTGTGCCCAGCCTCAAAAGCGTCGACAAGATCCTTGGCCTGCTCCTGCGTCAGGTTGCCGGGGAACTCAATCATTCCCGAAGTGTTGGCACCGTTGGAGAAGTACCGCGAGGCGAACTCATCCAGCGCCTTTGCTAGGCCTAGGGTCTGCTTCAGCTCATCTACGCGGCTGACACCCTTGAGCGAGCCAGGTCGGCGCATCTCAGGGATGTAAAGCACGTCCTCGCCAGGCAGCACGGCCTGGCCGCCGTCAATAACAAACTCACGCAGGCGGGTCTCACGGTTCCGGCGAATGTCCACACGGGTCGGGTCGAGCGGCTGAAGCGCGACGATCTCGCCGTTGCCGTTCCGGAGGATTTGCACCACGGCCCCGTGCGACAGCAGCATGGAGACGACGATCTGCTTGTAATACTCAATGCGGCTAGAGCCGGGGCCCTCGGGCTCGTACACCCAAGCGGGCCGCGGCCGGTAGGGGAGCCGGTTGCCGTCACGGCGAATGAACGTGTCCACCGGCAAAGTCGAGATCGTGTCCGACAGCAGGCGCACGCAAGCGTAGGCCGCACCGATCTCGAGGGCGTTCTTCTGGTTGACGACCGTGCCCGCCCAAGTCGCGAAGCCCGAAACGTCAATGCCGGAACCCCACACCTGCTGGTAGGAGAGGTTCCGCTCCTCCATCGGCTGACCGCCGAACAAGTTCCCGAGCATCAGAGGCCTCTCTCAAGCGCGACACCGAAAGCCAGGCCGCAGACCCCAGCAACAACGAAACCGAGCCAAGGCGCAACCAGCGCGCAGCCCACAATGAGGGCAACACAGCCAGCGATCTGCAAAGCAAGTGCGATGCGCATACGGCTCCTAGACTGAGAAGAATCCGGCAACCGGGGCGTCCGGCTCCGCCTCACGGCGATGGGTAGCCCGGTCAAAAGCGATGATGGCCGCAACCGCGGCATCGATCTTTCTTGGAGAGCCCCGGTGCTCTTTCACGACTCGGGGCCCTTTTTGGTCGGTCTTGATGACGCAGTTGTCCAGGTGGCGGGCAAGAGCGGGAGCATGATCGTGCGCGACCTGGCCTGATACCACCGCGTCAAAGAACTTGGCCGTTGATGGGACCATGCGAGCTGGGCTCGAGCTTGGGTATTCAGTAATCGGAACCCCGGCCTCGGCCAGCGCCTCCATGCTGCGCTGCCAGCGGTACGGGTCACACGCAACCTCAACCACATTGAGCCGGCCGCACGTCTCCAAAATCCGAGCCTCAACGCCGCCAATGTCCACCCGCCAGTCATCACGGTCGGTAGGCTGCTTCTCCCACATATCAACCAGCCAGACGCGCGGGGTCTCCTCAATCGTCACGCCGACAATCGCCGTCGTATCCCCAGAGAACGAACCGTCAAAACCGAGCACAACCGGGGTGCCATCATCCACCGGCGCCATCTTTGGCAGCTCGTCCCAGGCGCCGTGCGGCAGCCAAGCCTGCTGCGAGCTGACGAAAACATTGGTCCGCTTCGTGCGGAACTCCGCCTCCGGGGTTCGCTTCACCGAAGACTCAAAGTCCTCGGGGTCTTGGATGTCGCCGTAACCAGGGTTGGCGATCTGCCAGTTCTTCGGGTCGCGGTGGTCACAGTCAGGATCGGCCTGCCACCAGGCCCCAAAGAACGACGGGTCCTCGACTTCGCCGGCGGCGACCCGCTGCGCGTACTGGTACAGGCCGTAACACACCGAGTCCTGCCCGGTGGAGTCTGTGCGCACCCCGGCGGTCGTGATAGCCAGCGTCAAGGCGTCGTAACGCGCGGCCTGCGCCAGCGTCATCACGTCCCAAAGTTCACGGTTGGGCGCAGCGTGCAGCTCGTCATAAACGACCAGAGTCGGCGACAGGCCTTCCTTAGTAAACGCCTCGGAGGAGAGCACCCGGTACACCGAGCCCGTCGCCGGGATCTCGATAGCGTCCCGATACAACTTCGCCTGCTCGGCCAAGTCCGGGGACATCTCCACCATCTGCTTGGCAGCGCCGAACACGATGCGCGCCTGGTCCCGGTCAGCCGCGCACGAATAAACCTCGCCACCTCGAGGCCCCATAAACAGGCCATAGAGGGCGATGCCGGAACCCAATGCGCTCTTGCCATTCTTTCTAGCAAGGCCCACGACACCTACCCGGTGCCGATATCTCGCATCGGCCCGACGGGCAAACAGGTTGTCCATGAGTTTGCGCTGCCAAGGTCGCAGCAGCAAAGGCTCACCAGCCCGGCCGCCGACCGAGTCCTTGACCTGGGGGCACAAGGCTTCAATGAATTCGGTGACTAGGGGGCCGTCGCCGCGCTTGATATCCGCAGCAGGAACAGGGGTCAGGATGGCCGGCGGCCAGCCCTTGATCTTTCGAGGTGCCATGCGCAGGAGGCTCCGTCTACTTGGTGCGCTTCGCCTGCAATTTCTCCAGCGTCGAGGCGGCCTTGACTTCGGCCAAGCCCAGGCGGGCGCGGGCCGTCGGGTTGAATCCGAGCTGAGTCAGCCAGTCGGCGATCTCACGATTGAGTTCGCGCAGCTGCTTGCGTGCCTCGGTCGACGACTCCGCCACCGGGAGCAGACGCTCACGCTCCTCGAGCGACTCGCGCAGCATCGCCAGCTGCACCCCATCGGTCCGGGCAAACCAAGCCGAGCCCGCCTGCATGATGTCGGCGAACAGGTCAGCGGCCTGGCGCTGAAACGGTGCCAAGTCAACTGGCTCAACCGCAACCAAGGCACCGCGATTGTGGCGCGAGGCATCGAACGTGCCCGTGCGGCGATGCTGCTCGACAGGCTTCGGAGGTCGACCGCGGGTAGCCACCGCACAACCTCCAAAGCCAAAGCCGAATTTCGCGGCGTTTTTTGTATGCATACGGGGCGGGTAAATACTTTTCGCATCCGGGCACATTTCGACCCGGTCCCGGTCTATCCCAGGGGGAGGGGGCGGGCCCCCCTCGATGAGTTACACGAGCGGTGAGCCTTAGCGAGCGGGCTCGCCGGGTCACCTGGAAGCAGATGGTCAGCCGTCCAGATGTCGCCAGGCTTGAGAGTGTCAATCCCGCAGATCCAGCACGGGCCCGGCGCTTGCCTGACTTGCCTAGCCCGCTTCGGGTAGTCGCCTGCGTAGTGAGGGCGTGGCCCCCGCTCCCTGGCCCGCTGCTTAGTGAGGCGGCAGGGCTCGCAGCGGGTGGCGTTGCTAGTGAGGGCGCCGCAGTCTAGGCAGGGGCGACGGATCACTAGCGCTCTGGATATTCGTTGGGCTGCATCACTCGCGTCTCGCGTCGCGGGCCGGAACGGGCGATGCGGTTGCGTTGGTCGAGGAGAGCGTCGGCCCATCGGTGCCAGTTGTCGTCGCGCTGCGCATGAAGGCTGGTGTAGACCAGGGCTTCATCAATGTCTTCGACGGTGACGATGGGCTGGGCAGGGTCGGGCTTGGCGCGGGTAGTTGTCTGCGGCGCCATGTCCTCTCCCTTGAATGACAGAACCCGGCAGCCGTGATCGGCTAACCGGGTGATGGCACACTTCGCCACCACCAGAATGAACGATGCGAACGCCATTGTCAAATGGCCTGCGTCATTAGACCAAGGCGACGCAGCTCAGTCTCGCCCCAAGTCTCCCCGCATTTGCGGCAGGTGACACTCATGCCGCCGTAACGATCCTGGTAGAGCTTCCCGCCGCACTCGCCAACCTCAGGGTGAATAACTGGGCAGGTGCCGACGGGTCGAGGCGCATGGTCACCAATCGCCGAGTGCAGTGCGGACTTGACTTCGCGGATCTCTTGGGCGAGGTCGCTGACGAAGGGCTGGGTGATGATCCAGTCGAGGTGGGCGAGTAGGAGGCCGGCTTCGCTGGTGACGGTGGTCTGGCGGCATGGCTTGATTTGGCGTTCGTCCCGGACAAGTTCTGCCCAGGCCTCGAGCATGGCGAGGACGGGGACGATGTCGCCG